ATTTTGCAATGATCTGAACCCAAAATGTCAATAGCATTACCCAGTTCATCTCGACCTGACAATAATATTTCATTATCATTAATAGTATTATTATCACCTACAATAACAATATTTCCGTAACTACAAAGTTTGAAACGATTATCATCAATCAAACAGGAATTAGAATTTAATAAATATAAAACGCCATGCCAATTAGTCCATTTGTTTCTGATAAACTTTAAATTGTTAGTTGTTTGAGTTGTACTTGTCACTAAAAATCCACAAGTGAATGAATCAATAATTAACATTTCATTATCCGTTAAATTAACTTCACCTTTTTCTAACGTCATGAAATAGTGCAATGATTGTGTTGTTGGATGCGGAGGAATAGTAGGTGCTAAAACATGAACAATACTGTTTGTCATAATCAAATTGCCCATATCGCATTTTATCAATACGGGATTTGAATTTGATAAAATACCATTTACGGTGCAATTTAAAATAGAAAGAGTTGCACTATTTTGAATAATGAAATTACCGCTGCTCAAATCAAGAGTATCGCCATTATAAACGGTATCTGAATTAATAACTGTATTAGGAGTAACTATAATAACTGCCATGATAATATCCTTAAATTGATTAAATAATTTCTAAACCCTGTAAATCATTTCATTTTTCTTTTTCTTTTTTTTCTTCTTTTTTTCTAAATGAGAAAATTTTTCTTCATCTTCATGTTCATGATGTGACATTTTCTTATCCATCATTTTTAATTTTTCATCAACATGACTCATTTTATATTTATGTTCTACTTTAGGATGATGTTTCTTTTTAGAAGGATGTTTCATTTTAAATTCCTTTTAAGTTTAAATTGAATTTAACCTCTTCCATGACCATGATGCCTATGATGAAGTTTATTTTTTGAATGTTTCTTGGGAATATGAGCACCCGATTTTCTTGCTTCATTTAAAGATGCAGCAATTGCCTGTGCTTTAGGATGTCCTGATTCTTCCATTTCTGAAATATTTTCACCAATAATTTTTTTAGATTTTCCTTTGTGTAATGGCATTATCTATGCTCCTTATGTCTTGGTGCTATATATTTTTCACCTTCCCAACTTCCGGCTTTATCTGGTTCGTCTTTTGCATAAATAGATTGATCTGAAAATGTCGGATGATTAGGTTTTTTATAAGTATCCGGCCAGTGACCCGATTTAGTATCAGGTTTTAAACCAGACTTATAAGCACCTCTTAAATCATAATCTGCTCCAGAATCTTTCGGAGCATATTTATTTTTCCATTCTTTAAATATTAATTCATCTTGTTGCGATAATTTTGTATCATACTTACTCATTAAAAAAATTCCTTATTTAATAATTCATTATTCTTTCCTAATATTTTTACGTGCAGCAAAATTAATATTTACCTGTTCAAGTCCTGTTTTACCTGGATTTCCATTATTTCTATTTTCTCTTTGAACTGATGGAATATCATATACATCACTTTCATAACATGGTTGATCAGGACTATAGGATTTACGTGGATATTCTATAATATCCTTAATTTGTAAAGTCTTTGTTGAGTCAGACATTTGTAATCTCCTTACTTAATATTAACTTTTGTTGGCGGTTCCTTTTTTAAAAATCTCAATTCAGGTTTTAAATCACCGCCATGTAATGCAGTTTCTCTAATAGACTTTTCCCATTTTTGACGCTCTAATTTTGGTTGTCCATTATCACCAGGTATCGGGCACATATTAATTCTCCTTTGGTTTAATTTCTCCACATACTGATTTTAAAACTTCTGCAATCATTAGAAGCATAGATGATAACCATTTATATTTATCAGGCAAATCATGTGATATGACTGTTACTATATCTGCAATAATAAAAATTATTTCTTTAATTAATGTCCAGTCAACATCAACTAAAGATTCATCTTTTTTTAATTGATATTCATTTAACTTATGTTGCAAAATACTTATTTTATTGCGCATAATTATCCTTAATATCTGCGACTAAATTTCTTTAATTGATCTTTCCGTATTAGATCATCAACATTACCACGTACATTCCCTCGATTTTCAATATCACCCTTAATCTGAGATACAGGCTTTGGACTGCCTGTAGCACTCATTCTAACTTTTCTCATACGTTCTTCAAGCCTGCCCATTTCTGCCGCTTGATAATAGGGATCAGGAATCTGTGCTATCCTCTCTATCTCTTTAGCTTGCGTTTTAGATGCAGCATAGATAAAAGCCGCAGGATCTTTCATTTGACGAGTAGCAAGCAACATAGGATCTGATATCGGCATTTTACCGACAACATCATTAAAATCTTTATATCTTCCCATGCCGCGAATCATTTTGTCTTGGAATTCATCATTCATCTGTCTTTCATGAAATTCACGCGATTTTTCTTGTTGTTTTTGTGTCATCTTCTTAACAGTATTTTCAACAAATCCCTCAAGCTGACTTTCCCAGTTTTCATCACCTTCTTGAGATTGATTTTCTTGTTGTTGAGGTTTAGATTCATGTACTGATTCTTCTTTCTTTGTACGATTAAAACGCTGACGCATTATTTCGTTTACTTCATCTTCAGTATATGTTTTTTTGGATACAACTTCATTGCCGAATTCATCTTTTTCTGTTGCTGCTTTATCATCTGCTTTTGGGCTTTCTTCTTTATCCAAATAAGTATTATCTTCGACTTTATCTTCTTTAATGTCTGGCGATTCATCTGCTATGATTTCATCCTTAATAGGTTCTTGGACAATTTCAGGTTTAGACATATTAGAAATTATCTTTTCATCTACTGTCGTTCTGACTTCCGCTGTCATATTAAACTCCATTTTATTTAGTAACAGATCTATCTTTCATTATTTTTGCATAAGATGAAATATTTTTACAACTTGGTACATTATTTGCTAATTCTAATAAATACATTTCTATATAATCTGATCCATCATCATTTTTTAATTGAACAATTTCTGGATTATTTTTTAATAATTGATATTTCACTGTAATAACATCAATATTCAATCCTTTTGTTTTCAATTCATACATTGCATTCCATATCTTTTTATTTAAAGGAATACAAAATGCACTACTTGATATTCCATCTATTAATAAATTAATCTCTCTATCATCTAACAAAAACACTCCTAGAAATGCTTCTTCAAAACAAGAATCTTCTTCAAAAATATAACTTGTATTTCTAACCATTAATCATTCCTTTTTGGTTCTAAATGTTTAGGTTGGTGTGTCAATATTTTAATCAGATTATTAGCATGAGCAATATTCAAATCGGCTGATGTTTTTTGCATCTCCGCTTGATACCTTAATTCTTGTTCTTGCAATCCAGCCGCAGCTTCAAGACGTTCCGTTTCCAATTTCTGCATTTCATTCATCATTTTTTGATTCATCTCTTGAGTCTTTCGCATTAATTCTTTTTGCTTTATCATCAATTCTGCTTCTTTCTGTTTTGCTTGCATCATCAGTTGTTGCTGTTGCATTTGCATCTGCATTTCTTCAGGCGATGGCTTATTAGATTCTTTTTGTGCCGGTTTTCCAGTCTTACCAGCCTCAATAATCTCAGGCGGCACAATTGTCTTTAAGCGATTACGAATTTCTATACTATTAGCAAGCGGCAAATTCTCTGCATACATATCAGCAACGAGTTTAAAGAGAGATGGATCATTCTTAAGAACCATTTGCAATGCTTCCAATCCTTCCATCTTCTGGCCTTCATATGACGGCCCTGGTACAAGACGGATCTTGTAATTACCCTCTGTCATATTGTTTTCGATATTAAGACCATACTCATCTTGCGGTTCGTTAATATTAACGCGCTGCATACCGGAATCTGGCATATAGAGCATCATTTGACGCTGAGTGTCATAAACTTTAGGGATCATTTCATCAATGATTTGGCCGGCACATGTGATCGCTCTGTTGAGAGCATCAAAAGTAACAAAATTGTTATAACTTCCACGCTTAGTCCTTGCATCAATCGCAGCGCCAGATATCTCATTACCTTGATCCCCTAATTGAGTGTCATACATTCCAAGACATGTATGAATATCACGCTCTGCGCGCTCATACATTGCCATCAGAGATTGTGATATCTCAGGCGGTCTTAATTGCTCAGGCTTATTGCCGCTAGGAGATTCATCGTATATTAAACCACCTTGAACTACCGCAGGATCAACCCATATTTGCCGAGTATCAGGCGATCTTACATTCTCCTTAGATACTAGGAATTGATCATTACGAGCAATCTTAATTAAATACGCACCTTGAGTACCTAAGAAATTGATAAGCCGTTGCGCATCTCTAGCATCCTTAACTAATGGACGACAAATTTGCTTCCCATGCTTATCATAAAAGGAATGTTGGTCAACAAACGGCATCGGTAATGACTCACTAGGAAACTCTGTCGTCTCTAAAACGTAATCTCCTGCTATCTGTTGATGTTTGACTTTATATCTATAAGCAATGCGATCATTAGTGATTGTTACTGGTTCCCCTTCCCACAATAACAATTCAATATCATCAATCTTGACCTTTTCAATATTTTCAAGGTCTTTAGATTCAATAACGATTCCATTACTTAACTGATATAACTTGACTTTTTCATACTTACGAGAAAAGTAATCAATAACAGTTATTTGATCATCATCCCAAAATCCTTGTGTCGTCTCGTCATTGCCTTCTGACCCTATTTGCATCTCAAGATCACGGCCATACATTGACTTAAACTTCTTACGCGATATTCTTGTACGATATCCTGAATACATCCCATCTACTTTGCATATATCTTCAGCCGATATATCCCAAAAGCACCGTGTCGGGTCTTTAAATCCCTTTAACTTGATACACTGATTGAAATCTCTAGTATTCTCATAGTCATTAATGACTAAAAATGCACCAAATCCACCAATAGCCGCTTGTTCAAAGGCATTTTGATAGATAATCTTTGCATCACTGTTAAGAGAGATATCTTTGATTAAAGCTGTACGAATCTCAGCCGTTTGTTCTGGGACGTTTTCCGCAGGTTGTACTTGAAGTGCTGGCGTATTTTGACGCTGTTCACCAAGTAAATGATTAAGAAGAGGTGCTAATTTGTTGAATGTAAGAGGTATTTTCTTATAAGTCTCAAATACCCTGGCTTCATCTTCCCGCCATTGGTCACCCATCACAAACTGGGTTACTTCATGATATTGGTCAATATTAAACCGCCAATAATCATCCCATTTTCTGATATCTTCCCTGATATTTGCGCAAGTTTGACGCGAAAGTCTTGGCATATAATCCTAGTCCGTGGATTAATAATTACCAATATTGTAGCAATATTACGCTAATAAAACACTTACCATCCTTGCCTTACATAACCTTACAGTACTTTACACCAGTTGACACGACAGTATAATTAAAAATCCTTACATTACCCAACAGAACAGATCGACACAACACAACACAAACAATACTATGTCAAAATTTATTATGATTCTTCACGCCAATTCGTAACAACAAATCGTCCAAAAATGCCTTTGCGACTTGGCCGAAAATCACCAAGACCTACTTTGCTTCCACCATCATCAACTAATAATCTAACAAATTTAGAACTAAACATCGCTGTATCAAGAATCAATGTAAATTCCAAACACCAATCATCTAGCCTAGGCCGATGACACACAATCCGTCCACCAGTTGAGGGAACGACGACACCACGCGAATCGATCTCCCATGTATCAGGTTTTTTGAAATAAACCGTCTCTCCCTCAATCATGATACCTGCTGGAATGATTGAACTACGCGCTGTCGTAATTTTAATTTTTCCTGATTTGTGGAATTTTCCCGCTTCAATAAGGCAAGCATAAATATTAGTAGTAGGATAGTATAACCTATGATTTTCATCCTCATAACAAACCTTCTTTGCAGCTTCTCTCGGTGTTAAATTCTTTTCCTTAACTTTATTCTCTTGCTCTTCGATATTGAAACGATTCATCAATAGTGGAGTTATCCCTGTTATTTCTATATGTAACTTCATTTAATTCCCTTACCTTAGTTTACTTTACACAACACGACTTCACGCGACTTGACAAAACACAACCTGATAAAATTTAAAAATAATTTCCTACATAAAATTAAAAATCCTTGCCTGACCTTCCCATGCTTTACAAAACGTCCCAACACAGTGCTTTACAGTTTAAAAAACTGTAGTTCACAAATCATCACTTCACAAGACATCACAATACAAGACAACACTCATCATTACTCCATACGATAAAATCATTGCCTTAATTAGCCCAACCTGATTACACCCAACTTCACATCACCGTGTTAACCCCAAATTATTCCTATCCTTAATAAAACATTCCTTGATGGTGTCTAGATATTATTTGTGGAGCATATGCACTTTCACTAGCATATTGACCATTGTAGAAAGTTAAAGCAAGTGCATCAGCTAAATCAGGACTAGGCATACCTCGAGCCTTAAGATCATCTTTACTCTCTATCTGAAGTTGACCATTACTATTATATTTAGTTCGCCATGTAATTCATCGCTATCAGGTATTTGTACTAGCAATTCCTGGCATAACCAATCTCGCATGTCGGACCATAATTGCGCTCTAAGATTTTTGAATTTATCCTTGAGATTAGCGCTACGGGCAACATTAACGCCTTCACACTGAGTAAAGCCCATTTCACGTAACCGATCGACAATACCAGCACCAATCCCAATGCAATCTATAAATACTTTCGTAGGGTGCTCGGTCTCAATAATGTGGCGAATCTTTCCCACGGTTTCCATAGTATTACTATTGCGGAAAGCATCAAGATTGTAAGCAAGACGACCCTTACGACGTATAATCGCAGTTCTATCGCTATTAGCAATTGCAGGATCGACACCAATAATAAGATTAGCCTCAGAATCGACATCATTCATCCTTGCCTTTAATACATAACTAGACGTTATAAATACATTATCTATAGCGTTTCTGAATGCTTCTTCAGCGTTCATTGGATATTCAGACTTAAAGAGTTCAGTACCAGCGCCAATGTCTTTAGAGAGAGACATGATCTTAATCCGGCGCCATGCCATATGCTCTAACGTGAGGCCATCGTGGCTATAAGCATCTAATAGTAATTGCTCATCTTCGTCGGTCTTAAATCCGGTATCAAAGCGCCTATATTCCTGTTGCCAGTACCACGGCAAGAATATGGCCTGAAATTCGCTAGCACCGCTCATAGCTTGAAGCCACATTCCATGGAAATAGTTACCCATGCCATTTGCTGTTGACTCTAATATTATCTCCGTCCCATAGTCGTCACTCACAGCTTGCAGCACGCCTCTAGCATGTTCTTCTGCGTTTTGCCAAAATGCTACTTCAGATCCATGGAATAGTTGTACGGTCTGTGACCGACCTACGCCTTTATTGCCGGCTGTGCCAACACTATAGCTGCCGTCATATCTCGATATCTTGAGTTCTTTGGCGCTGCTACGTTCAGCTTCGGGACACAATCCTTTAGGCAAATTCTCGTAATAGTATTTTGTCATCTCAAACAGGTTTTTGGTCGCATCTTGCTCATGCGTTAGGATAAAGGCTTTTAAACCTTGACCAGTAATGACTTTGTGAAAGAATCTAGCTTGAATATAAGTCGAACACCCTTGTTGTCGGCCTTTGAGAATAATCGCACGTACCCGACCATTAGCTTTAAGTTGATCTTCTAATCTTTGATGCAAATATTGTTGAGCTTGATTAAGATCAAATGATAGAGCTCTGCCTGATTTTAATTTGATCTTGAAAAATAGAGGAGCAAATTCTGTGAGGTTTTTAAGACGTGAAATATCATAACTTTGCATTGTCTTTATCTTTTTTGTGCAGTTGATCTAATAAGTATTGCGCTACTTTGTCTTCTTCGCCATCTGCGCCAGCTTCGCGCCAGCCTGCACGCATTTTAAGCCATGATACGATTGCTTTATAATGGCCTTCTTCCACCTTAGC